ATCGTCACGTCGCCGGTCATCGCGGTATCGGTCAAGACGCCGGTATCGGCCGCCCCGACGATGATCTGCCCTGGCGTGCCCGCCTCCAGTTGCGTCAAGGCAATGGCTGCGTCGTTGGCAATCTTGCCGGCGTCGACCGCCTCAGCCGCAATTGTCAACGTGCCGTTGGCGATGATTGTTGCGTCGCCCTGCATTGCAATCGAGGTCGCCACACCACCGGCCGAACCAATCAGCAGGTTGCCACTTGCGAGAGTGGCGAGCTTGCTGTAGGCCAGAGCGCAGTTGGCCGCCACGTCGGTATTGCCGATAACGCCTGCCGCGATAGCCGCAACACCGGCGTTGCTGATGCTGATGTCGCCGGTGATAGTGCATCCAACCCCGACGTTCGTGCCGCTGCCGATGACGATTGTGCCATCGGCAACCAGCAGCTTGCTGGCGTGAATGTTCGCCCCGTCCGCGATCTTGGCGTTGGTGACCGCGCCGTCTTCAATCGCAGCGGTGCCGAGCACATCGGCGAGCTTGGCGGAGGTCACGGCCCCATCGGCGATTTTCGCGGTCGTGACTGCATTGCTCGCCAGCTTGTCGGCCGTGACATTGGCGTCTTTGATCTTCGCCGTCTCGACGGCGTTGGCTGCCAGCTTCGCGGCCGTCACATTCTCGTCCGTGATCTTGGCGGTCGTGACGGCGTTGCTCGCCAACTGAGTCGCGCCGATAGCTCCCGCCGCCATCTTCGCGGCAGTCACCGTGCCGTTGGCAACGGTGTTGCCGAAGATGGAGACCATTTTCTTGAACCATGCTATACTCGCCATGTGTTAGTCCCTTTCCTGAATGTGCGAACTCCCCCGCCCGGCGCGCCACGGCGCGATAACCGGACGATGCAGGAATTAGCGAAGGTGAACGAATGACCCCGATGCCTAGCTCATGGTGCCCTTGACCAGGGCGCGAGGACGCAGGCAGAGGCACAGCGGATTGCTCTGCGTGTGCAGGCGAATGCCGCGGTCGAAGTCCATGCGCTCCTGCTTCGCGTAGATCGGCAGGCCGATGGTGTTGACCGTCTCCATGAAGTCGGCCGGGCCGAAGTACGTCTTGAACAGGCCGGGGACGCCGAGCGGGACGAACCGGGCCTCAGTGGCAGGCACGAAACTCACGCCGCCAATGCTGCCCCGGTATTCCTCAAACATGATCCCGCCGAACTCAAAGCCCTTGCGCGGATCGTTCCGCAGATTGGCGCTGTCCTGGAAGCGGTGGTACGCGTCCTTCACGTAGTCATGCGCGATAAGCGCGTCAAACCACGTCGCGCCGCACATCGCATGAATGCCGGTCTGCGGCAGCGCCCCAAGCGCTCCCTCCATCGCGCGGGCGACGGAAATGCAGGCCGCGCGAACGTCCGTCGTCGCCGTGGCCAGGACGAAATCGACCGTCTGTTCCGCAACGCCGAACTCGGTGAACAGGTTGTAGATCGGCGTCGAGCCGTCGGCATCGAGGATCACGCCCTGGAGGGCGCCGACGCGGTGGTACTCCAACGTGACCTCGTGGTCCTGTCGCATCTGCGCCAGCCGGTCGTTCACGACCTGGGCAACGCCGTCAAGCTCGTTCTCGCTGCCGAAGGCCCGGACGCCGCTGACCTGCTCGGCCAGAACGGTATCCTCATAGGGAATGTGTGGGATGGCGAAGCTGCGCGCCTTCCGATGCCCGCTGCGGGCCGCAGTCGCTGGCTCGCCGCGCCGCTTCGTCGGCAGCAGAGCGAGCACGCCGTCGCGCTCCTCGACCACAATGGTGTTCGTCGGAACGCCCTGAGTTTCAAACAGGCCAAGCTGCCCGATGCGCGCCGGTACGTATGGCAACTTCTGAATCGCATCGGTCAGGCTTGCCAGCCCGAACGTGTTGTCATTGAAGATATCCAGCAGACTCATGTTGGTCTCCTTGTGTCGGAATCTGCGTATTCGATGTGCGGCAACACAGCACTTGCGAATTGCTTACAGGTGGGGGTTAATTACCGTGTGATGAACAGCGGGGTGGGTACTATACTGCGGGACGTGAAACTAACTACAGAATCAGGTGACTACAGCCCCGTCGCCAAGCCTTCCTCGTACTTCGCCGGCTCGGCGCGGCCAACGATGCCAAGCGCCAACAGATAGGGCTTCAGTTCCGCCCAGGTCACGTCCGTTTCAAGGTGCAAGCGGTCCTTGTCGATGACGGCCGGCCCGCGAACCAGGCAGACGATCTCCTCGCTGCCTGTCCCCTCGACCGCCTCCAGGGCAATCGCGGTCACGTTCGCTTCCTGGCCGTTTGCGACCAGGATGTACCCGGTGTTGTCACGCAGGGGGCTGCCGACCTCGACGCTCTGCGTGGTCGCCGCCTTGAGGGTCAGCTTCTCACGGCAGAATCCCATTGCGACCTCGAACTTGAGCAGGTCGCCCACGTTAATCGTTTCCGATACTGACATGTTCCGATCTCCTTATGTCCTTGAATTCACTTGCTCACTTGCCGTCTTTCAGGCCCGCCGCCTGCCGACGGCGCGCCACGTCCTGCTGAATCGCGTTCGGTGTGTCCTTGCCGCCCGGCCCGCCGCCAAGCGATAGGACCTGCGGCCCGGTCTGCTCTTTCAGCTTGACCGGATCGTTCTCGGCCAGGATGGCAATGAGTTCATCAAAGCCATCGTCGCCCTTCGCCAGCGACAGCGACAGGGCCTCGGCCTTGACGTACCGCTCGGCGAGTTTGGCCTTGACCGCCGGCGTGATCCGCGCGGCCGCGACAAGCGCGTCCAGCTTCATGCCGCGATTCTCACTCGCCAGCTTCACCAACAGCGGGTCCGGCGTCCGGGGCTTCAACGAAAGCTCCAGGGCGTCCTTGGTCTTGGTGAGTTCATCGACCTTGGCAGTCAAGGACGCCTCGACCTCCTCGGCCTTCTTGGCGGACTCTTCGCCGCCCTTCTTGAGCTTGGCGATAGCGGCGAGAATGTCTTCAACCGTCGCGGCCTCGTCCAGCCCAAGCGCTACTGCAATCTCTTTCATCGTTTTCTCCTCTGTATTGCCAGTCTGCTGCAACGAAGCAGCGATGGATTCAAAGCCCGCCAGGCCCGGAATTACCGGGTCCGTACATAGGGCTACGTGGGTAATCGGGCGGACATAAACGTTGCCCTTGCCGTCTGTGGTTTCCGGGGGTACGAAAATTGATACATCAGAAGTCAGGGCAAGCTGAGCAGCGTCCTCACCTACCAGGTCTAGAATGCCAATCAGGCTATGCTCGTCGCGGTATAGATCGACCAGCCATCCGCGATTCTGGTCAGGGTTAGACGGGTCGCGGTGCGTGAGCGGGACGGGAACTTTGTTGCCGGCGCGAGTCCACTGGGCGAACGTGCCCACCCAGTGATCCAGGGTTGCGTCCGTTACCTCAAACGCAACATCATCCGTCGCCTTGACGTACTGGCCGGATCGGATAAGTTCCTTGCGATACCTGCGGATCGGCACGTCGCCCTCGCGCCGCTCCATGCCTGCGGTCTGCGCGGGATCGGTTTGCAGCGACAGCAGGAACGCGGCCTTTGTCTCAGCAGCCGGCTCAAACAGAATCGTCTTGTGCCCGTGTGCCTTTAGCCATGCCCTCGCCTCGGCGGCGGTAAACCTGGCGGCGTCGAAGCGGATGGCCTGGAGTTCCATGTCGCCACCGGCCTTCTTGCAGAACACAGCATCAATGCCCGCGCCGAACTTGTCGTTCTCACGCCGGCAAACATCGTACTTGTCAGGGTCTTCAAGCCGCCCCGAATGCTCGTGGGAATATGGCATTGGTCAACCTCTCATGCCGCCATTAGGTCCATCCGCGACCAGATCATTCCGGGATTGAATCTGAATCCCTCGTCCGCCCCCGGCGCGACGATGACCGCCCGCCCGAACTCGTCCACGGCCTCGAACTGCGCGGGCGCCTCAACAATGTCCCGCTCCTCAAATATCTCAATCGCCTGGCAGCGGCAAGCCCAGCCGTTCGGCGGGAAGTCTGTTGACCAGAACGTGTCACCCTTCGGCAGTGTCACGCCGTCTAGTCCCTGGTGCTCCAGGCGGACGCGAGAATCCCCGACAGTGACGTACTTGTATCCCCACAGGATTTCATCAATCGCCGGGTCCTGGTCCGCAGCCCACTTCGCCGCGCTGTAGGACATCTGCATTTGCGTTCGGAAAATCGCCTCAAGCTGAAAGCTGCTCTGCGGCGTGATTCCAGAAGCGCCAAACGCCTTGCCGAGAATTCGCGTGCCCTCGCGCACGTGCGCGCCCTCGCTGACCGCGCGGAGAATTGCGGCCTGAAGCCTCTGCTCAACGGCGTATGATGCGTTGGCCAGGACGCGGAACGCCTTCGCGTCGCACTCTGATCGGATACGCTCGATCACCGCCTCGTCGAGCTTCAGTTGCCGGCGGAGGTCCATCAGCGCCGTCGTGGTCGCCGATAGGCTCAGGCTCGCGTGGGCCCGCGTACGCTTGACGCCCAGCATGTATGCCAACGCCATCGCATCGCGGAGTTCGCCCTGCGCCGCCATTAACTCCTCGCCCGCGATAGCGGCGACTTCCGGGTATCGCCCCGCCTTCCACGCGGCAATCGCCTTCCGCATCGCCCGGAAGCCCGCCTGCGCCGCGGCGGCAACGCCACGAGATTCATATCGGCCCGCATCCGACGCCATCAGCCGGGCCAGCCGGCGCTCGTGGGATCCGACTTGCGCCATCTCACCCCGCCGCGATACGCGGCCTGAGTTGCGGGATGAAGTGCCGCAATCGGGCCCGCTGTTCGGTAGTCAGCCCCAACGTGATATCCTCCACGCCGGCCAAGTCCTCGTCCTCGCCTGCCTGCGCAATCTGCTTCGATTTCGGCAGGCCAAGTCGGTCCTTGAGGGCGTCCGTATCTATCATGCCGAATTCCTCAACGAACCCCTGCGGGTTGATGAGGATGGCCCGATACACCGCGCGCAGGAAGCCTAGCTGCGCGTCCAGCAATGGCGTCGCCACCAGCCGCACCTTGCCGCGCATCCCCTCGCCGTAGTTCAGCGCAAGCAACTGGTCAACGGCATACCAGTTCACGTGCCGGGTGATGTGCTGGTCCGCGAGTTGTATGTTAGTCAGGGCCATGTCGGCGTGCTCCCCAGCCTCCGCCTTCGTGCCGAACTGCCCCTCTAGAATGGCCCGCTCAGGAAGTAACAGCGCCCGCACCTTCAACGTGTCGAGATACTTCAGGCGGTCAACGAAGCTGGGTTGTCTGCCCCCCGCGTCCTGGAGGATTTCGATCTTCCACGCCAGCATCTCGCTCGCGGCGACGTTGTTCAACTGGTCGATGTACTCGGCAACTGTCTTGGGCACCGTGATCGACCCGGACGATTCGAGCGCGGTCAGTATGAGGCTGGCGACTTCCCCATTGTCCTTAGCCTGGCCGCCCACCATTGACACGCCTGGCGGGTAGTAGACTACGAAGTGAGAGCCGGCGATTTTCTTGTCGTAGTTCGCCGCGCTCGTGTCGGCGGCGTCCCACTTCTCCTGTATCGCCCTGGCATTCTCCAACAGCGATTCACCATGCCACTGCGTGCCCTCAACCCGGAACGCGATGTGCAGGCAGTTCTCCAGCGGCAGCAGGACCGTCTGACCATCGGGCCGGACCTGCTCATAGCCCGCGAATGCGCCAGTCGCCGCGTCGATCTTAATGGTCGTGATATCAGGTAGCAGCGGCTTCATCTTCGCCAGGCGGATTGCCCCGCCGTCTGCCTCGAAGACTTTCTCAAAGCCCTGCCAGCCGTAGTCAACCCCGCCGAAAATCGCCGCCTCGACGAGCTGCTCGCGGATCGGCATGAAGTCCTCGTCGATTAGTTTGACAACATCCTTCGGCGTGTCCTCGTCGGACTCAATCGACCAGCCGGCGGCGAGGACCGCCGCGCCCAGCAGGCCCCGCGCCATCGCAATCGTCGGGTCGCGCCGCAAGTCGCGGTAGGTCTGGTAAGTCACGCCGCTCGGAAACCGGCGATACATGGTGTCGCCGACAAACGTATACGACACCAGTTGCGAGGACGTGAGCTCGCCGAGCTTCGGCTTCTTCGCGGGTTTGGTTTTCCTGGCCACTATTCAGCCCCTATGCACTTACGGTTACGGCGTGCGAGCTCGCCGTTTGCAGCCGGACGCGAACGGGGAACATCCGATGAATGGCGTAGCCCAGCGCATCCGTCGCGTGCCCCACGTCGCCGGCGTCGTCCGGTTCGTTGGTCCCCGGCTTGTAGCTCCGCGTCTCCAAATCGTCGATCAGATGAACACACCGGGGGTCGATGAAACATCGACGTTCGCCACGGGCGTTGCAGAACATCGCGTTGCAGGCGGCTACCCGGTCCCGCAACGCCGGGTTCGCAGGTGGATAGCGAACGATTGACCCGGCTTCCTTGAAGCGCGGGTGAGTCAGAATGAGCTGGTAGTCGCTCAAGGCCGCGCTGGTCTTCCGCGCCTTCGAGGTCGCGTCACCGTAGAAGTGGATACCCGCCTTGGCAACCCGGCCGTACTTCTGCCAGAGCGCGTCTAGTGCCCGTTGCGTGTTGCAGTCCCGCATCCACAGTTCGTCAAACCACTCAATCCGTTCATCAGTCGCATGGCCTATCACCCAGGCCATCGGGTCAACGTTGAAGTCGCTGCCCACAATTAGCGGGCGCTGCGGATCGAACGAGCACGCCCGGATATTGTAGTCCTCCTGAAACGCATAGAACACTAAGCCCCCGGCCGTCTCAAA